AGGCTATAGCAATCTTGCAAGCCATGCACATACGCACGCCCGACCAGTGGTGCGGTGTAGGCTTTGGGCTTGTGGGTGCGGATATTGACCACGCCTTGATTGACAGATGCAATCACCCACGGCACGCCATGTAGCGCCATCTGCACACGGTCAGGCTCTGATGGCATGGGTTCGCCATCTGGGTGGCTATGCACGATGGCTTGGATGTCAGCATTGACCAGTATCGCAGGGTCAATTTCAAAGCCGTTTAGCGTGTCGGGGGCGATATTGGTACAAGGCTGATAATCGCCGTCAATGATTAAGCCGCAGCACTCATGCGGATAAGTATCAAGCGCATGGGCTTTGATGGCGTCTTTGGTTGTCTTGGATAGTCGCATTTATTTTGTCCAACAAAAAACCACCCTTTGGGTGGTTTGTTTTAGAAAATGGATTTATTTAATGTGTGTAGCTATCATTCTTGGCAAATCATCAAGATATTTTTGAGCCTGCTTAACATCATGCCATGTAATCGTTTTTTGTAACTCATAATCAGCATGATGCCGCTTGGTTAGAAAATCTCTAAATCGAATCGCCAGCTTTTGTACGGATTTATCATTGGCCGACATCGCATCAAGTATCATACAGAGATTGTTGTGCGTCCCTGTATGATACTGATAGGTACTAATACCAACATCCTCCATAGCTTTTTTAAGCTCGTGAAAGGTGGCGTAATAGCCGCGGTTGATATATGCCCTAAAGACGCTTTCCGATGATTCTTCACCAATATCAGCAAACAATCCAGTGACACACTGATGCAATTCTTGAACACTGACAGACATTTATGCAGGCTCCAAATCACTGTATTCGGCAGGAACAAGGTGTATCATTACATCTTTGTAGTCGTTATAGTCCAAATTTTTGTCGTCAATCAAGACATCCAAAAATTCATCATCAAATCTTAGGCAGTCGTCACTTGCGACATTGTATAAATATACATCCATGCTTAATATGTTGCCAGCCTCTGTTTGGCTTACACCAATATCAAGATGGCAAGCGCCAAAGTAGCGACTTGACAAAAATTTCATGAGTAAGCCCGTCATATACACGAACTTATCTTTGGGTAGCCCAATCCGCTGAAGACATTCAAGCGTCGCTGTAATAAATTGCATTGTTTTTTCACTCTGACTTTTAATGTATTCACTATCCACATCAGTCAGTGCTAATGCTCGCTCAAGCATTTCGATGCTCAAGCTGCGATTGGCATTACCAATCGCCACAATAACTGCCATTTGATTGCTGGGGTCTTTTTTGATTAAGTCCAAGCAAACCTGATAGCTTTCTGCAGAATTACCCACATTAAATAAAGCTACAGCATAGTTATAAGATGCCAAATCATCCTTTAACAAATGTGCTGTTTTCATATTAGCAACTGCCAAATCGGCATGCCCCATAACCATATTGGCAAAACCTTGCAAGACATACCCATCTACAGCATTTGTCTTGACTAAGTTTTTACCACTATGGAGCCAAGAAAGATACTTAAAGCTATCAGGGTTTGTTAGACCTTGATAGCCATTAAGCTCTTCAAAAGCTTCATGAGTTTTGGTTTTTGGTTGCATACTTGTCACACATCTCTATATTGGTCGGCTCTTTATTCTAACATGAATAAATCAGCTTGGCAAAACCAATCAGATTAACCCCGCTGCAGGATAGCCACCAAAGGGCAAGGGATTGCCTTTGCCGTGGCGGATTTCACAGCCATCAATCCAGCCATTGCATCGGTCTAGTGCTAGATTGTCTGTTGGCTCATTATTGACCGTGTACATCGCCGTGCCTGTATAGCCACAGCACTCACCACGATAACCACCCGTCATCGCCCAGTGGCAATAATGGCCAATCATCCGCACGGGGATTTGGGCTTGACCAAAATCGACAGGATTGGATAGCTCGAACTCAACTACTTGGCTGTTGGCTCGTTTTTTCTGCTCAACATACCAAATTTGCTTTTTGTACTCAGGATTTGGGCTGGTGAGATACTTGGCAAGCGTGGTATAGACGGTCAGCACCGCCCCGACAAAATCACCACGCTGTAGCGTCAAGGCGTGCATACCACCCCAGTGCTCGCCCAGTTTGTTGTCAAACACTAGGCTTGGCATACTTGCCTTGCCATCGCCACGAGTCTCAAGCCCGATGGACTGCACCGCTGTTGGGGCGTAGTCCTTACCCTTGAAGGTGATGACATCACTGTGATGATTGTGGAAATAATACACATCGCCACCTTGACGACGGGCGTCAAGGCAGTAAAGCGTTACCAAGCCATCAACGGATTGTTTTTGGATATCTGCACTTAACGCCATAGTTGCCCCTTATACGCTCTCAGCCATCGTCTCAGCAGGTTTGGCGTCAGCAGTTTTGCACAGCACGCCATATTGTCCATCACGATACACGACGGCAAAGGCGGTGATAGTGCGTGCATTGTCCCAGCCTTTGAGTTGTTGGGTTTGCTGGGTCGCCCATGCGATGAGCTCACCCCTAAACACACTGACACGATTGCGTCGTAGCAAGCCGTTGTTTTCTTCATTGTTCACGACTTCAAAGCCGTCGTCTTCTGGGTAATAGACGATTTCGATATGATTGGCTTTTTCGCCGTGATTCGCTGTCCAAATGCCGACTTGAGAGATAAAGTTGCTAATCAAATTAGCTTCTTCACGGCTAAGCAATTGCACTTGTACGCTTTCGCTATCTGTTTCAATTGTTGCTACATCATTCATAATTGACTCCAAATAAAAAGCCCTTGACTATCAAGGGCTTGGTTGATGTTAACGACATTGATGTCGTCGAGTTAAAGTTAAAAGACTTGTTCAAGCTTTAGGCTAATCTGCCAAAAGTTGCCTTTACGCTGGCTGATACTATAGCCTTCGCAGATGTATTTATTTTTGACGCCAAAGGGATTGACCCAATAAAAGGGCTTAGCCCCTTTGTGCGCATCAATAAAATCCATGATCGGCTTAATCACCGTGTCAAAATCACCTGTCTTAGTGCCTGACCACGCTTCACGGCGGTTGTTAATGCCGACGCTGACACGCTGGACATAGCCATCGTTGTACTGGTTTTTTAGCACGGTTTGGGTGGTCTCAACCGACGCACCCATGTTGAGCTTGTAGTCAAAGGTTTGCATTAATACCCCCAGCCTTGGCGGTGTGCCTTGGCATCACGCTCGGCAAGCTTATAATCGATGGCATCACCGACCATCTTGCCGATGGTGACGATCAGATCACCGTTTTCTTGTGTTGCCGTGGCAGGCTCACCGCTGTAGTTATTGATGATGACTTTGGACTCGCCACGCATAAAGCGATTTGGGTTATCCAAGAACTTGGTCAAACGGTCGTTATCTCGTGGCTTGACCACACGCTCGCCTTTGTCCAAAATCCATGTGCCTTCACGGGGGACGCTGGCGATACCATCGTGAGCCTGACCAACGACAGGATTGGTGATGGAGCGGATGGCTGCAATAATCTTAAGACCTTGCGCCATTGCTGCAGCAATTTCTGTCGCACGCTGAGCTGGTGAAATGCTGTTTGCCATTGCGTTGCTGATGGCTTGATACATGGCAAGGCTTGCTTGTGAGATAGTGACTGCTTTTTGCAGGCTAAACATCACTTGGTATGCCTTGGATTGCTCGCCAAAGCTTGATTTGGCAAAATCAGCCGCTGCACTCAGTTGCTCACTGGCATAACTCAAGCTCATCTCAAGCATCGACTCAAAATGTGCTCGGCGTAGTGCAATGCGTGCAGCATCTGCTTCTTCGCTAATGCGTGTCAGCTCGTCTTCATGACCTTGCCATTTGGCACGGCTTTCGGTCACAAAGGCGTCAATCAAGGCTTGTTTTTGCTCAAAGGCTGCTTGCGCTTGGCTAAATTGATTTTGCGATGGTTGCACGCCCAAGCCAATCATCTCATTAAGTACATTGACACGATTGGCGTTTGGGTGTAGTGCATCGCCATTGGCAGCAGCTAAGTGTTGTTGCTCAGCAATCACCGCAAAACGCTCACGAGCCATGGCCAGCTGCTTTTCTTCTTCCGTCGTCATATCATCGACGATGGTCTTGTAGGCAGTGGCGGTGGCTAAGCGTTTTTGGAGCTCAGCGTTTGTTTTGATGGCAGTTTGAATCTGCTTATACTCATCTGGCGCAAGCTCTTTGAGCGCATTGTACTGCTCAAGCGTCTCATTTTGCTTTTGCTCAATCTCAAGCAGACTACGAGCATAGTCATTGCCTGCCGAGAGTAAATCAAGCTGCTTTTGTAGCTCGATATTGGCATTGCCCATCTCGTGGGCAACTTGGGAAACGTCCATCTCGGCAATCAAAGACAATGCCCGCTGATATTCCGGAGTGTGCTGTATATGCCAACTTTCTTTAGGATTTTCGAGATTTAGGCTATACGAACCTCCCAAACTATTGAGTGTATTGTACTCATTGCGTGTCTGAGCCAAAAATCTTGAGATATTGGACCCGGTCGTTTCCAAGCTCTCATAGTGGTCATGCCAAGATTTTTGGATTTCGGCATAGGCTTTGTTGGCATCTTCTTGGCTGGCCGCCATGATTAAGTCGCGCTTTAGCTTGATTGGCAGTTTTGCCATATCCCCATAAAGCACTTCATAGGTCATCTTGCCAGTTTCAGAGTCGTTGCGGTTATGCTCACGCATCCACTGATTTTTTTTAAATTCCTTAGTGGCATTTTCGTAAGCTTCAGCAAGCTTTTTGGCGGCTTCAGCGGCGATGTCGTCAGCGTCAGCTTTTTCTTTGCCTGCTTTAGCGCCATCTTTATCAGCTTTGCCTTTGCCTTTGGCTGCATTACTTGCATCGGCTAGGGCTTTGGCTGTTGCTGCACCTTGTTGCCCCATATCTTTTGCTGATTTGTTGGCGGCTTCGACTTGATCAGCGTAACCGAGAAAGCCTTTTTCGATACCAAAATCAGTACTATTGTAAGTTTCTAGCCAGCTTCCACTAGTATCAGCAGTACTAACTTGCATCTTGATTGGCTTAACGACATATTTAGTGTCATCAAGCTTGCCAATTCTAGCATCAAGACCGACTGCTTCAGCGGCAGCATTTGCTTTATCTACCAATCCGTTAATGTTTTTGGCAACTTGAGAGTACTGACTAAGTGCGCTATTAATACTATTTGCAATGACTTCAGAAACTGTATTGAATGCATTGGCGAAGCCTGTCTTGATAGCATTCCATAACCCGACAAAGGCACGGTGGATTGACTTGACTGTCGCATAGACAGCAGCTGCCAATCTATCTAAGATACGAGCGCCTACTTGCAACACACCCACAAAACCACCACGGGTATTGGCAAATAGACCGCCAAATAGTTGACCGACAACCGATGTCGTGCCACCAGCATCAGCCATAAAGCCTGACAAAAAGGTGCTGGCGGAATTATACAGCGACATAAAGCCGTCAATACCCATATCCACCAAATCACCAAGCATCAGACCGACGATTTTGAGCGCATCAGATAGGCTGTCCATCGCTTTTTGCAGTCCCATGGTGCGTACAGCGATGGCGGCGATAATCCCACCAATAATCATCAATGGGTGCGCCATGATAATACGACCAAGCGATGCAAACGCACCTCCAATGGCGACCACGCCACGACTTGCCAATGTCGCTGTACCGACCAAAGCACGCTTGGCAACGGTACTGGTGACTATCGCTCGGGTATATGCCATCGCCGACACCGTGCCTGCCTGCATCTCTCGGCCAAATGCTACGACACCTGCAGTCGCACGAGTGGTCGCACCCACCAAGGCTGCCTTAGCACCATTGATGGTAAATAGCTGTCTGGTATATGCCACGCCGTTAGCAATGCTGGCTCGAGTCGATGCCACAAAGCCTGTCACTGCAGCGACGCTACGAGCGGTGGCGGTGCTTAGGGCGTTTTTGGCGTTTGCCAAAGTGACTGTCTGCGCAATGTATGCTTGCATACTACCAAGCGTTGTCGTCACTTTGGTGCCAAACGCTGTGAGTGCACCGGTGGCACGACCGATGGCAAGGCTTGCCTGCTCAACTGCCATCACCCCACCGCCTGTAATCACCAAACCTAGACCAATCACGGCAAGCTTGGCTCGTGTGGTGCTAGCAGTATAGGCTTCTGTACTATATGCACTCGTTACAAAGCTTCGTGCACTAACCATCGCCTGACGGCTATTGGCTATCATTGAGCCTGTTAGGCTGTCCACGCCAAGCTTGGCAATCAGCCAGCCATGTGCCATCTTAGCGCCTATGGCGGCAGCTGCAACGCCTGCAACCGTGGCGATAGTCCTAAGGTTAGCCCCTACAAATGCAATGACATCAGCAATCTTGGTAGTGATACCGGTGGATTCGTTTAGGATGTCATGGACGATATAGCCAAAGTTGTCACGCACCACGCCCAATGCTGCAGTGATGGTACCTGGCATCTTGGCCGCCATCGCATCCAGCTCTTTGGTTGCGCCTGCTACGGCATCATAGATGACTTGGCTTGTGATTTGACCTTTGGCGCCCAAATCCTTGAGTGCGGCGGCTGATACACCCATCTTTTTGGCGATCAGATCTGCCAAAATCGGCACTTGAGAGACAACTGAGTTAAACTCTTGTCCCTTTAGTGCACCCATGTTCAATGCCTGACCTAGCTGTAACAGCACCGCTTTTTGGGCGTCAGCCGATGCACCTGCGACGTTCATCGCCGTGGTCATGTTATTGGTAAACTGTAGGACGTCTTGCTGTGATTTGCCCAGTGCAGACAACGCACGCTGTGAGCTTGAGTACAAGTCCACAACGCCTTCGAAGCTTGAGCGCTGACGGGTAGCAATCTCACGCAAACGGTCCTGGACGGCGCTATACTCTTCGGCTGATGCAGTCGCTAGGCGTACCTTGGATGCCAAAGATTGCATTTGGTCGGCAGTCTGCTGAATGGTATATAGCGTGCCTGCACCGATGATACTGCCAAGATTGATACCGCTTAGGGCTTTGTTGGCAATGGCACGCAAGCCATTAAGTTTTTGCTCTGCTTGCTTGGTTGATTTGCTGATACCACGGTCAAAATGAGCGGTATTAGCACCAAGCACAATATTGATTGATAATGCCATATTTTACCCCTGTCTAGCCTCAAGCCGATCAAACATCTCTGCCAGTTGCCGTGCTTCTTGCTCGCTGTCTTTGATTGCTTGCTCGTACTCGTACTGCTCACGCATCTCATCGGTCATCGGATTTGGATCAATCGGCAAAAAGTCAGATAGTTTAGCATCACCGCCACCACATTGTGCATAGACAATATGAGCGGTCTGCAAATCCGAACGAAAACCCCCAAAGGGGTCAATGCTGTCATACGCCATCCACTCGATATACTCGTCATAATCAAGTCGATGGGATAACTTATTGACCGTGCAACCCAGCTGTAGGGCTAGTTTGAACAAAAATCGTCTTTGGGGGTTTTCGATTAGTTTTTTTCAGCAGTCTCAACGGTCTTGTTAAAACCGTTAAAATGGTTAATCTGATCAGCAAGACCAAACAGCATCTCAACTGGCATCTGTAGCACTGCGTCCAAGTCATCAGTGGTCAATAGCTGATTGCCATCTTCGTCAGACAGTCCGACAAGTGCAAGATTGGCAACGCCTTGGAATACATCCGCATCTTTGCCGTCGTTGAGTTTTGCCAACTCTGATTGCTCTTTAACGCTGATTTTACGGATATAAAATGACTGATCGCCCACGGTGACTTGCTTTGGCTTGGCAGGTTTGGCGATGGCTTTGAGTAGGGTATCACGAGTAAATTTAGACATAATTAATTACCTTTTGTTGATTGAATAAAAAAAGAGCGTATGAGACGCTCTTTGGATGGCTGATATAGATTAGCTGCTTGACGGCTCAACTTTGGTGACAGCACCAGTGATTGAGATTGTGCCTTGCTTGCGAAGCTTTTTCTTCGTGTCTTCGTTATCGGTGGTGTATTTGCTGATGATACCAGTAAATTGACGGCTCTCAGCAGGTGCATGAGTGAATGTCAAACGCCAATGCAGCTCAGTGCCGGCATCAAAGGCGGTCTGCAGGCTCTGATGGACGGTGTCTTGTGGGTCAAGCACGATTTCGAACTCAACTTCACCTTCTTCAAAGAAATTAATCGGTGCTTTGATGGTGCGGTTGTCATCGGTGCTGGTGACTTCGTCCATCACCTTTTCTTCGGACGGGACGCCTGCCTTTTGCAAGTGCTCGATTTTCTTGAATTGCGAACCGTCAGTTGAGACAAGCAACTGGTAGAAGCTGTCCTTCAGGTTTGCGACGTTTTTTGCCATGGTTTATTCCTCCGTTGGCTTGGTGGTGTGATTAAAGCTATATTCGATGATGGCACGGTACAGTCCGCCGTCGGCAGTGTACTGCGTGCTCTCATGCTGTGATGATGCGATAGTGTCGAGTGCGTCAAGCACATCAGTCGATAATGCCAAAACGCTGTCATAATCATCGCCGTAAATATCAATCTGCATCCGCACTCGCTCATGGTGCGTGATGCCGTCAATGGTGGTATAAGGCGTGCTTGAGACTTGGCTGTAGATGATGTACGGTGTCATCTCATCGGCAAGCTCAGGCACAAACAATGGATAAACCCTGTTATCCACTAGGGGTGACAGGGCTTGGTAGGTTAATTCTGATGCGTTCATAGTTTTTTTGGGTAATAAAAAGCCCACTGCGTATGCAATGGGCTTTGGGTTTAGGGTAAGTTAATTCGTGTTGAAGTTTTTGATTACTTTGTAGGTGATGCTTTGGTTGGTGGCTTCGATAACTTCGAGTAGCGCCCCTTTATAGCCAATTTGTTTTGATTCCGATAAGTCATACTCAACATCATTATTGAAGGCAGGGCGTGCTACATCGCTACTAAACTCACGATAGGCAATATTGATTTTATTGCCAACTTTGCCGTTGTATAGTAGCGTTTGCTGAAAAGTGCTACTGCCAGTTGTTGCCCAATTTTTCTTCTCAAAACTCAAGCCAGTTGTGCATCCTGATGGGATTGCAACACCGTTAAGGAAGCAAAGTGCATTATCGGCTTTTCTTAGAACAACTGCACCCTCAGCCATTGCAGGTGAAGTTGTCATACCTCCCAAATAATGAACTCTGCCAGCATCAGCACCAGCTACTACCGAAAAATACTCAAAACCATCCTTTTCTCCTGATTTTGGGTAATAACCTTGAGTAAGGCTAGCTCCCAAGCCTAGCTTTTGCGCTAACGGCACATACAACGCTAGACGTTCTGTGGCTGTACCCTGTATTAACAGTTTGTCACCCAAGCTTGCAGTATTTACACTGCCAATCGGTGGTTCGCTAATCTGTTTTGTTGTAGGCGTATAGTCCATTGGCACCGAAGCGCAACCAACAATCATTGTCGCAGCAAGCCCTGTAAAAATCAGCTTTTTCATGTTTCACTCCTTAAAAATAAGCAATACTGTGTAACATAAAATAACCAATATTTACCCAAAAATCAAGCCTAGCCTGTGTGCTTTTTAATGTTTTTGGCAAGTTGGGCTTTAAAACGTTCGACGGCTTTGTCTTCGTTTTGGTCAAAAGCAGGACGGATAAACGGCTGAGCACGATGATGGCGAGTGCCGTATTCGACCATATGTCAATAAAATGCACTATAGCCTGTCTTGCCTGCCACACGCACACCAATACCGACAGAAGCACGGTGGGGGTTTTTGCTCTTTTTGGTCAATCTGACACGGCGGATATTTTTACGCAGTAGTGCAGGCTCTTGCATAACAAACTTGCCCTCTCCGCGCTTAGCTCGATTGGTAGCGACACGGCGTTTTTTGCCCGCCTTGGTATGTGTCGTTTTGCCTTCGCCTTGACCGCTTGACATATACCGCTTATAGGGTGCGGTGGTCTGTGGCACGGTTTTGCGAATCTGATTGACCATCGGATTGCTGGCAAAGTTGAGTGCATTATACAATGCCTTGCCCCGCAGATCTTCTTTGAGATTGCCAAGCTTGCGATCAAGGTCTTCTAGACCTTCGACTTTGACGCTGATTTTCATGCCACGCTCCTTAACATCACAGTCAAATATTCCATGCCCGAGCGGTTATCTGCCAGTGGTTCGCCGTCGATTTCATACACTTTGCCCACGTGTTCGACACGCTGACCGCTATGGATATCGCCACGGTAGCGGATGATAAGCCGTGCTACTGTCTGTGAGCCTGCTGCCTTGGCGGTCATCACATCTTTGGCGGATAATGGGACAAATTGCCCCCAAATCGTCAAGATATGCTCCCATTTGATGGCGACTGCGCCAGTCTTTGAGCGAGATTGCATCTGATCAAAGATTTTGATGCGGTGGCGTAGTTTGCCTGCTTGCATATCATACCCCCATCAGTCGATATGGCTGTAGTAGTGCGTTCACTGCCACGGGTGCAGTGACGGCATCACGGTTGTCGTACCAGTGGTTAATCAAGATTAGCATAGCGTTGGTGATGGCTGGATTGATGACAATGCCATACTCGTCATCATCTGGGACGGCATCGGCATAGATGGTACGCCCAAGCCAAGTCTGCACCCAGTCAAACGCCGAATCATGGTACTGTCCAAGTAGTGCATCGTCATCATCAAGCTCAATGCGACAATGCTGCTTAATGATGTCTAGTGGTATCATGCATCTGCCTTATTTTCTACGGTTTCTGCTTTGTTTTCGGGCGTTTCTGCCTTGGCTTTTGCCTTTGGTTTAGCTTTGGTATCAATTGGCGCAATCAAACCGCCATCAATCAAGGATTTGGCATGGTCAGGGTCGTTAACCACTCGGATATCCCCGTCGAAGTACTGCTGATCGCCAAAATGCTGCTTAATCACTTGGTATTGCATAGTAACACTCCAAAAAATGCCAAAACCCACGCATGGCATGGGCTTTGGTCAGGGTTTAGGCTTATTTGGCCGCTAGCGTGCCGTGTACAAACGCTTCGGGGCGATACACTGCCAACGCTAGACGTTCTTCAGCTAGGATGGTGACAAGGTTTTTGGTGAAGTCGTCATTTTCAAAGCCGACTTGTACACTAGCACCTTCACGATCGAATAGCTGAGCCGCCATGTCGAACGCACCAGTCAAGAATTTGCCCGCGCCCATTGCTTGTGTGGCAACCACTGGCAAGCCCCAAAGTGTTGGCTGGATAGTGCCTTGTGGGTTGCCAATGAGATAGCGACCGTTGTCGTCTTTCATCAGCTCAATTTTGGCTAGGTCGATTGGGTTTAGTACAATCGCATTGGCGCCATACTCTGCCAAGTGAGTCTGTAGCATCGCTAGGCGTAGCTGATCGATGATGCTGTAATTGGCTAGGCTTGCCTTGTCAGCAAATGCGGTCGCCTGCGGGATAATGCCTTTTAGGTTGCCACTTAGGCCATCGCCATTAAGCAGTTGCTGCTCTTCGACAAGCTTCAAGCCGTAGATTAGGCGACCATTGATATGACTTGCCAATTGCGGTGCGTCATCTAGCACCTGTTTTGATGCCTTGATATAGTGTGCCAAAGTCTTGACGCTGATTGACTCTTCGCCGAATTTAAGCGTTGATTGTGCTTTTTTATCGCCTTCGTTGGCTTGTGCCGCCGCCGCATTAGTAAAGCCAGTCTCTTTGATGTAGGTGATGGCGTTGCTTGATGTGCTACCTGCCATCAGTAGGTCACGGATGGTCAAGATGCGGTTTGGTGCGGTCTGAATACCAGCCAAACGCTGAGCCTGAATCAATGCACCTGTTGAGCCGTCGCTGTCAGTAGTGGCTGATGTCACCAGTGATTTGACATCTAGCTTGGCACGCTGTACGCCACGTGGGTCATCGACTAGGTTTTTGTAGCCATCGGTGGCAACAAACTGTTCACCAAGTGATTTGGCTGATTCGGTGTACTCATGTGGGCGTGCGGCTGCTTGTGCCAGCTCCAGCATTTGTGATTTGAGCTCACCAAAGGCGGTCAATTGTTCGTCAAAATCAGCTCGTAGCTGAGACAGGCTCTTTTCGCCATGGTCTAGGCGGCCTTGAAGTTCTTCGCCAAGCCCTTTGATTTGTTCGGTAGCTTTGGCAAATTCTGTAGCAAGTTGGGTGTGAGTTTGATCTGTCATGACAGTCTCCAGTGGTTTATTAAAAAGATTGATTAAGTTTTTGTAAAATGGCTAGGGCGTGCTTAGCGTCGTTGTGCGCCTTGACACTACTGATTGTTGATGGTTCATTGGCTGGGACGGTGACGATAGACACTTCTCGTAGCTTAAGCTCAAGTAGGTCTGTTGTGCCGTCATCGTTGTAGGCGTATTTGCTGACGCGATAGCCAATGGATAGGCCGTCAATGACGCCTGCCTTGATGAGTGCGTAGGCTTCACGAGCCTTTGGCACATCATCAATCAGTAGCTTGGCTTCGCCGTATAGCCCTTTGTCATCTTCAACAAGCTTTGTCCAAATGCCGATTGGTTGTGCGTGGTCGTGTTGCCATAGCACTGGTGGCATCTTGCCCTTAGCTTGCCAATCAGCCAAGCTTGTGGCAAATGCGCCCTTTCGCACAATTTCGTCATAGCTATCGACGACATCAAACACATTGCAATACCCTGCAAATGTGCCATCATCGCCCACGCTTTTGATATCAAGCGGTAGTGATTTGGTCTGCATACTAGGTTTCCGTAGGTTCTTGACCAAGCTTGGCAAGGTCGGTTAGGTTAAGCTGTACAGTCAGTTGGTCAGCACCTTCAACGGGTGGCAAGTCTTCCAGCGAGCGAATCTCATTGCGAGTCATCCAGCCGTTTTGTAGTGCTGATGTGTAGAAATTGGCACGCCCCTGGCTGTCAGCTCGTAGTAGTCCTTCGACGCTAAATTTGGGCGTGTACTTGCTACGCTCTGCAGGCGTTAGTAGCTTTCGAACAATGGCTTGTTCGATACGCACCAATGTCGGTCGCAGGCTGTACATCAAAAACGCCAAGTTCATCTGCTCGGCACTACTTGCCCAGCTAGACGCCTTGTCAGTGTGATGGATAAGCTGTGGCGGTACGCCAAAGGTTCGGCATATTTCCTCGATGCCGAAGCATCGCGATTCGAGTAACTGTGCATCAGCAGGATTAATCTTGATACTGGCTGCACTAGCTACATCCATGCCGGCTTCTAGTAGCATCCACTTGCCTGAGTTCTCAGGTTTTCGAAAATCACTCAGTGCGCGCTGAAAATCGGTGCGTTGCTGTGGCGTTAGCACCTGTTCACCAGTTTTGAGAAAACCGCCAACTTTTAGGCTGTTGCGAAATTCTTCGTTGGCTGCATCGTTGGCGTCGATTTGCGCACCCATCACTCCCGCTTGGTGTCTGAGTGGTGATAAGCCAATCAGTCCATCGAGCGTAAAGCCTTTGATATGCAAAATCTCTGTATCAGTGTAGCTTTGGCGTGTCTTATCATCTTGATAAGTAATCACGCCCGACTTGGAGCGGTGCACGCTGATACGCTCTGGATTGAGCACATTGAGCGATACCACTGTATCGCCAAGCCGTGTGATGTGGGCGTAGGCATTGCCCCACAAATCAAGACTTGCCACCATCGCCTCCCAAAATTCCGACGCTGTCATGTCGGCATTGGGTGCGTCATGCAGCAAGCGATACAGCGGGTGCGTGCTTGCCGTGCGCTTGGTATTGTCTCGTAAGTGTAGTGGCAGACTGGCAATAGTCTGACTGCGTAGGCGTACACACGCCCACACGGCTGATAGCTTAAGCGCTGTATCGCCATTGACCGTGCCACCGCCTGCGGTGGTGGTCGCTATGGCTGGTGGTGCAATCTCGCCCATCTCTAAGCGTGGATTGCCTGCAAGCCACCCTACAAAACGAGTCCAAAAGTTGGTTGTCATAATTAGCACCAAATAAAAACCCCGCATCGCCAAGGGGATGAGACGATACAGGGAAAAGTGATGGCCCTTGCGTGCACTAGGCAGGGGCAAGGGGTGTATTATCCAATAACGACATTGGACACATAGCTGTCAATGTCTAGATTTTTGACCGTGGGATTTTCGCTCATTAGTGCGACGGCGTTGAGCATCGCGATGACAGGGTCAATCTTACCTGAGCCACTCTCTGCCTTGGATAGCATCGTGCCTGAGCCTTTGACCAGCACTCGTGCGTTGCCTACACACCAAGCCATAATTGGCTGATTGGCGTGGTGCATATCACCACTGGCAATTTTGCGTTCGCAGGTTTTTTGATAGCCTGAGATTTTAAAGCCTTGACTGATGCCAATAATCTTATCTTGAGGTATGCCGACGGCCAGCAAGTCATCGACGATGCCACCAACACCCAAAGGGTCAAGCCCAATGCGGTCAAGCTTGCCGCTGTCATAGATGCGACGGGCAATGCTAGCAAATTCGGCGGTATCATCACCGACTTTATCGACAATCACCAAATCGCCATCGCTCTCAAAATCTCGGTAGCGTGGTTCGTCCTGCTTTCGTCGCTCAAGGGCGATTGGATGACACCATGCCCTACCCCACACAAGCCACTCTTTGACTTCGTGGCGTACGCCCGTTTCGTCGTCAATGACGGCTTTGATGTCGGGCAAGCGACCAAGCACCGCACAACCGAGCAAGTCGTCCAAACCACCGCCGTCACCGCCCATGGTGATGACTTCGCAGCGCTCAATGAGCTCATCCAGCGTAAACGCCCTGCCTGCTGTCGCCCAAAACTCAGCAGCTGCCCAGCGGTTGGCACGCAGACTGATACCGATTTCGACGTTTAGATGCTTGGCCATAAAGTCCTGCAATACCGACTTTTCGGGTGCAACTTTGGCTTTGCGGTAGTCAGATAGCAGATAGCTTTCATCGACCGATGCACCAAGATTTGGGTTGGTGATGTACCACCATTTGGGGTTGAGATGTTTTTGTTTGTCGAGCATCAAGCGCGGAAACTCGTACAATGCCCCCAAAAATTCAGGGTCGTGTACTTCACCATCGCGCACCATGCGCGCATAGTCGAGCTTTTCTTTCATCACCCCAGCTGGCGACTCATTGCTCATTGTCGTCAGATAAATCACAAAGCCCTCGGGGCGTGATGCCAAGCCGCCTTTGGCTTCTCGTAGCATTGAATCGGCACCTTGGCGTTTGCCAAATACCCAAAGCTCATCGATCAGCACATAAGTGGCCTTAAGACCTGCCACCGAGTCATTTTCAGCAGCGATGACCTTAAGCGTGGCATTGGTGCCAAGGTGCGTGATGGTCTTTGTGTGCTCTGAAATGTTAAACATCGCTGAGAGCTCGGCATCGGCACGAATCATGTCGCGCATCGGCAAAAAGCTGTTGTTCGCGACTTCTTTGGTGGGTGCAATGATGGCAAGCTCACACGATTGGCGCACATTGAGTATCAGAGCCGTCATCATGATGCCTGCCGCCAACGTCGATTTTGAGTTTTTCTTGCTGATTAACAAGAAAAACTCTTTGATCAAGCGTTTTTTGGCGATGGGGTCGTACGCCCCAAAGATGGCCATCACAAAATCATACACCCATTGGCGTGTCACATCGCCAATCTTGGGACTGCCAATGACATCGACAAGCTTAAGCTCTTTAAATACCTTGAGTGCAATTTGTGCAGGTGTGTCAAACAAGGGTTTGCCTGGCACCATCGACTCACCACGGACGATGCGCCCTTGCCAATCTGGTAAGGCTGTTGTCCAAGTAGGTTGTGTCATGGTTAGATATCTTGTGGCGTTGTTGAGTCAATGTGTTGGCTGTGGCCATTATCATAAACAGGCGCATCAGAGCCCATAAGGCCCATGCGATAACCGAAGATTTTGCGGTTGAGTTCGCCCGTGATGATTTGCTTAATTAATTTTTTATCTTCTGACCAAGCCTCGAGCTTGTCGATTTTTTCGTCTAATTGCTTAATGAATGTGGTGGCAGATTTGCCACCAGCGTCAGCATCCCAGTGTCTAAAAAATGCCAATAATTCGACATTATTGACATCTTGATGGCTTGCTACATAATTAATGCGTGATTTGACCACGTTTGGCATCGCTTCGCCATTGAAAAAGGCTCGATTTGCGTAAAATCGAGCCTTTTTTAAGTCTTGCTTGGTGTCGCCTTTTAGTCCTGCACGGTGCAGGTATTTGTAGCAGTTACCCAGACAAAACGGCAGTAATTCAGCGATTTCGATACACTCAACCCCAGATGGGCATGATGTGTAGTGCTTTGGGTGGTTCACGGCGTCATGGTTGCTGTCTGTCATGTTTTCTTATCCAATGTATTGCGCCTTTCAAGCGGTATATAACGAAACTCGCTAATGAAATCATCATAATCGACGACTCTTTGGCGCTCTTCGCCATCCACCTGTATGCGTATCTTGTTTTGGGCGTTGGCTTGAGATACCACCACTTCGGCGATTTCGCCTTTCTCGTTCGTGTATCTCAATTCATCACCCCAAAAAAGTCGGCCTGATAGTCCATCGTCGCAAACTTGCCCGTCGTTGTGGCGGTCTTTGCGACATCTTTGGCATCCTCTTTTTTGCCTTTGGGTGCGATTTTCGCCTCTTCGTACGGTAGCAGTGCCATCGCTGCTTGTAATCGCAGTTTAGGCTCTTGCCCAACGTCGTTGAGTGTCTGTAGCAGATACTCTTTGGCGCTGAGCTGTTTTTGCACCGCTGGTTTGGTATCGTCAGGCTCTATGATTGGTTTCGCCAAGTGCGGGTTCTCATCAAAGTACTGCTTAAGCTCTTTGATGCGGTTTTGGATTGGTGCACGCTTTTGTAAATTGTCGTGCTGGCGTCGCACACTGTCTGGCTTATCCGTTTTGTAGCCCGCTTCGCTCAGGGCTTGTGCTGGCGTCATGCCAAGCGCAATACATCGGCAATAGATTTCTGTATCTTTCTTTGCCATTGTTTAGCATTCCTACATTGTTTCAATGCTTTGGAAATTCGGAAAAATATTCCTGAAACGGAAATTTTTTTATGCGTGGGGTGGGGCGTGGTGTCCGCTAGACAAGACTCGTGAACTTTTCCACCGCCCCCGCCTGTGATTCTGCATGCGTTTTTGTTTGATGACACGACTTGCAAAGCGTTTGTAAGTTTGACTCATCATCTGTGCCACCTTGTGCCCTGTTGATAATGTGGTCAATCTCAAGCTGACCACCAACTCGGCCGCACGATTGGCAAGTGTACAGGTCTCGTGCAAGTATCTTGTCACGCAATCTGCGCCAAGGACGACCGCCACGACCTTTGCCCCAATTGCGTTGAGCTTTGGGTTGGTGGCTGGCTAAGCGTGGTTTGAGTGTCGTAAGTCCCATATCCAGTCCAATAAAAAGCCCCTGCAGTACACTGCAAGGGCTTGGTGATATTATGATATGATTTCCGTATCAGTTATACCGAACGGCTATCATAGCAAAAATGATAGCAAAACTGGTCTAATCTTGTCAAGTGCTTAGTTTGAAATTTTTGCCGAGCTGTCGTTGGATGCGCTCAGCGACAATGATGGCAGTACCTGTGATGTCATCAATGATACCGGCACAAGCCAGGCTCATGCCGTACTTACGGAATGTCTGACGGCTAATGCCAGATGTGATGGCACGCTCACGCTCACTGAATGCTGGTAGCTTACCTGCCACCAAAGGATAGGTCAGCTCAAGTAGTGCTGTGGTGATACTTGGCAGGGATGTGCGACAGATAATACTTAGTCAGTCTGTCTTTGATCAGCGTTATCAATCGCTTGTGTGCCACATCATCTTGATAATAGTAATAACGATAACAGGCGTCGGCGAAGTCGTCCACCTTGGCATAACTTTCGGCGGCTGCAATCAGATGGGCGCGGGGTGGGCGTGGTGTGGCGTATCTCATGGCTATCCTTGTAATGGTGTGTGATGGGTATTATCTGATGCTGTGATGAGTATTGGCAACCCATCACACAACCTGTCACATTTTTGATATTTTAAGTATTTGATATTATTATGATTAAATTTAACTGTGATGAGTGTGATGGGTGTGACGGGTTTATTTGACTTAATATAAATAAAAAAAATTGAAACTGAAAAAATCCCCTTATTAATAGGGGAAAATTCTTGACAGAACACTGAACAAAAAATAGAAAATTATCAGATAAAACAAAAACTTAAAGGGTGTGACAGGTCGGTTATGAACTCATAACAAACCCATCACACCCATCACAGTGGTGAATTTTGTGGATAAATATTACTTTGGCTTTAGGATTGATTATTGCCTAAGTTGTCGTGTATTCGTCGCTTAAAGCTAGTAATCGCCATACCGTACCAACTTTGGTCGGGCTTTTCGGGCGTGTCATCATGACGAATGGTGATGATGTGCCCTTGCTTGCTTTTGGTGTGGATTTTCCCATTTTCCCAATACTCGATTTGGTAGCGCAATTTACGCTTGTCTTCACGCTTGCCGATGTAAGTAAGAAACAATGTCGCAGATGCGTGGGCTTCACCTTGACGCTTGCATCGCCAAAAATAGTAATCGTATAGATCTTGCGATAAGCAAGTGGCATAAGGGGCGTCTAGTGTACCATCTTTCCACTCTTCATAAAAGCGCTCCCAGCTACGCATTGATAAATTTTGTAGATGAGTTTTGGCGCTGGTCTGTATGGCTTTGGTGTGTGGGTTCTGATTGCCCACATTTTTGACCATCAGATAGCTGTAGAACGCACGAAGCATCATATCATCAGCATCCATCAAGGCATCTGATAGCACCTTGTTTAGGTCGGTTGGCATGGCTTGTTTGGGATATAGCACCACATGACGGCGGTCATTTTGCTCAAGGCTAAGCGGCTGTAGGTCGTTGGACAAAAACACGACATTGACATAGTTGTCCTGCATCCAGCCATTTAGGAATTTTTTGGAAATCCAAATGGTGTCGCCGGTGATTAATTGCTTAATCATACCCATATGCGCATAGCGGTCTTTGCCTTCAAAAATCTCTTCGAATACCGTCCAAAGCTTGCCTTCAACCCAGTCATTATACTGACTGACAAGCTGACCTTGTCCCAATGTCAAAGCATAATTGCCATAGATACGGCGCATGATACGGTCGAAGAAAAAAGATTTACCAGCACCTTGAATGTGGCCATGAAAAATCAAGGCGGTATCCATCTTGGTACCCATGTTTTGCAGGGGGATAGCAAGCCAATTGAGCACCCAATTGACCACTTCATCGGTGCCGTCATCGCCACATAGATGACGCAACAGGCTGATAAACGGTGATGCCAAGCCGTACAAAAACGCCTCAATTTGAGCATTGCTTGCATCTTGCACGCCCATCATCTCGGCTAACTCATCACGGCTAAACGGCGTCAATGGCAGGCGGTCAAAGGTGTTGATATAGTTATCATCTGGATTGGCAGGGCGCTTGGTGCACGACGGGTCAAACCAGATGTTGGCTTGTTTGACTTTTTGGCGACGATCGGAGCGTAGCCAGATGTCGTACTCAAGCGGATATTCTAGGCGCAGGGTATCAGCTGGCTGACGGATTTTGTCTTCGCGGTTGTAGATTTCCTTTGTGCCTGCAATCAGCCAATATTTCTCAAAAATATCTGCGTACATCTCAGCGGTGAGCTTGGATGTATTGGCTTGGACTTGTTGACGGGTGATGGTCTTTTTGTCGGGGTGATAGTGCCACTGATTGGCCAGCTGCTTATCACCGACGGCTTCGTCGAACTGCGTTTTGGTGAGTTCTTTTTGCTCGGCAAGGTTATAAATCTTGTTGCTACGCTTGCCGATGTCGTCGATGACGGCATAGGTATCTAGTAGCTTATCAAGCGTGGCAGACCCCGTGTTTTGGCTATGGTCGGGCATTGGGCGATTTAGGGCGTGGGAAATTTGCGCTCGAACGCTGTCAATGCCAAATGCCGTGTGCAAATCATTATAATCAGTGAGCTCACCTGTCGCGGTGCGATGATCGCCGCCAAAGTCAGGGCTGATATATTCGGCTGATGCGGTGGCTGATGCCTGCTGAGCTGCGTCGATGCCTGCATTTTTGCCCGTCTTTTGGGCGGCGGCAAAGTCATCATCAGCGCAAAAAATGATACGATGTGATGGATACAATGCACGGACAATGGACGCACATTTGACCATATTGTGTGCATTAAAAGTGACAATCACAGGGTAGGCTTGCCCCATTGCCTCATAGATAGATGCACCAGTAGCGTAGCCTTCGACAACAAAAATCACACCAGTGCCAATCGGTACCGTGCCGATGGTATAAAAGCAACTGCTGACAAGACCGTCTTTGATAAATCGCTTATCGCCGTCGGCTGAAATGGTCTGTAAGTTGCACAGGGTGATATTGCCCGTCGTGGTGTTGTGATAATACAGCGGTATCAGCAGATGATTGTTGCTATCGACACGCAGACCGTGTGCGCTGATGCCTTTTTTGGTGAGATAAGGGTGCTCACTTGCCATGACTGCCTTGGCAAATCGCTCTTGGGCAATGGGTGCAACGGCACGACGAGCGTCAATGCGTGCTTGCTTGGCTGATGCTTGACGCTCGGTACGAGCCTGTTGCCATTTGGCACGGTCGTGCTCGCTAATCTCTTTGCCACCGTCGATACCTAAGATGTTGGCAATGAGTGCGTGTGCTTCGTAGGCGTCGGATTTGGTGTAGTCACGCACAAGCGTATAGCCGTTGCCAGCGCCACACTGCCCACAGATGTATGAGCCCGTGCCATCTTGGTCATCGCAGCGGAAGCGGTCTTTGCCACCGCATAGCGGACAGGCTTGGTGCTGATTTGGCGCTTTGGTAAAAGCGATACCCACCGCAGGAAAAATGCGGTCGATATAATGTCCTTCGGCTTGTGCTCGGATGTACTCAAAATCAAGCGGTTTGCGTTTGTCTGTCATATCATACCCCTTGATTTATAATTATATTTAGCATAAAATAAAACTCGCTTGTACTAAAGCAAACTTCTAGCCCATTGGTCGCACCCAATGGGCTTTTTGCATGATTATTGTGCTTGGCAAGAACGCACATACTGCCAATTGATATCAGGTCGCAATTGTTCTGCAGTGATTTTCCCGCCGGTTGCTTTTTCAATAGCTAAACATCTTTTTTTGGGCGGATTATTAATATCCCACTTACTCACAGCCCACGGCGTTACGCCAATGGCACGAGCAAGGGCGGATCGATTGCCGACAATGGCAAAGGCTTGCTCTAGGGGTGTTTTGGTCATGTGAATACCTTTTTAGACTACTTAAAGTAGCAAAATTATACTACTAATAATAGTAATGACGCAAGCGTTTGTTTGCGGTAAAATAGAAATATATTCTACTAAAGGTAGTAAATCATGACCACAAAACCAGTAACCCACCCAGAATTTGGCGCCCGCTTAACTCAGTTAATGACCAACAAAAAGCTAGAAATTAGCGATATGGCTGATTGCACCGGCATTACCTATGAGATGATTCGTCGTTATCGTGAAGGTATCGCCAAGCCACGAGATAAGGGTATGCAAAAGCTGGCTGATTGCTTAGGCGTCAGCGTGTCTTATTTGTCCTTTGGTGAAAGTGTCAATGACGCATCCAATGCCGAATTATCAAACAAAGCTATCGCTGTTTGGCAAGAAGGTGATGCTATCCCTGATGGCATGATTGCGATTGGCTACTTGCATGATGTGTGCGGCAGCCTTGGCAACGGCTATCTAAACGAAGAGCCGACGGACGAGTTACAATTATGGTTCCGTGAAGAAACGCTCAGAGAGTGTAATGTCAATCCTATGCACGCCAAAGCATTCGTCGCTCGTGGCGATAGCATGGCACCTGATATCACGGACGGTCAGACAATTGCCGTTGATACATCGGCAACACGCATCTTTGACGGCGAAATCTACGCATTTCGTAAAAGTGGCGAGCTCAAAGTTAAATACCTATTTAAGCATGGCGATGGATTTAAAGCGGTGTCACGCAACGATGACAAGGTGCGTTACCCCGATGAAATCTATACCGCTCGAGATATCGAAGCTGATAACATTGAAATCATTGGTCAGTTTTGGTGGAAGTCTGAGACTAAGCGAGTAAGGAGATAACAGATGGCACATATTGCAAACAGGGGGTATCCACAAGAAGTCTTTGGCGAATCATACTATACCAGAACGCTCAAGCGATGCTACAACGACCCAACTGCTGAACGCATTGACGCTAGAAGTGTTGCCGTGCCAGTATTATTGAAGTGTAAGGGTGATAAGGTGCAGGTTGTCAGCACCTATGGTCAAATTGGCGAATTGCCAAACGAAGACGCTCAATATTATCGTGAGCTTTATGGTAGTGCCGAGCATACGACCATGTGTAGGGTTTACACCCGCTCAGGGGAAATTTTTGGTGCATATCTTAGCTTAACCATCACAGAACATACGGCAAATAAGCTACTTGCCAAAAACTTACCCAATCACGAAGCTTTTGCCCAAAAGCCTAAATCTGAGAAAAAGGGATTTTTTGCCCGTCTATTTGGTGTATAAGTCAGCATAAAATAGGTCGATTTATACAGCCAACCAACACAACCGCCTTAATTGGCGGTTTTTTATTGCCTAAAATCAATGACTTATAAAAATTCTCTATTTTAAGTAGTAATTTCCCCTTGCATACTACTACTTAAAGTAGTATTATTTTACTACTTTAAGTTGTTGAGCACCGATAATGACCGTTAGCGAAAATCAGCCCATCCCAAAATCTGCCACCGTTGCACGCATCTTGCGTGACTTGCGCCAAATGCGACTCAGCACAGAGCACGGCAGACGCGTCAAAAGCAACACCATCGCCCATCTGCTGGCGTACGAAACCAGCATCCGATCGGGCCATGCGATTGATGTGGGGGCACTGGGTGCGACAGTCATCGGTATCACCTGGCTATGTAATCACATCATGCAGATTGATGATAAGCGTGTATTGCCAAGTCAGCGCCTAGCTTTGGCGGATGCACTGGCTTATTGTCAAGCAAGATATGACATCGAAAAAACCATCTAAGGGGACATCATGAAACACTCACTATACAGACCAGCACCAATCAGAGCCGTCTATAGCAAGCGAGAAACTGAGCATCCAATGCCAACCCCTGCTGCATTTGCCATCGAGATGATTTTAAAACTGTTGGCAGCCATCGCATTAAGTGCGCTATTTGCTTATATGGGCAGTATCGCATTGGAGCGCCAAGCCGAAGCTGATTATCAAGAATGTTTAGCTTGGAAGCATGACGGTCATCCAGTTAACTGCACAAGGAATTGATATGAACACAGAAAAAATCACAGCCACCACACTGATCATTGACGCCCTGCTGGCACGCATGAGCCGATTAGAGCGCTATAGCGACGAAGATGATGCGATTTGTAACGCTGATCTTGATAAGCTCGATGTAGTGTTTGATGATAATTCGGGCAAGTTTGGATTGGTGGTTGATGTATCAAGATATGGTTATAAAGATGGTCGCCCCGACTTGTACCGAGTTGATTTTATGAATGGGGATTTTGTAGGGGGCAATTATATTTCGACGCTATTGCAAAATGACAAAAATCGCACGGTGCGCACCATCTATGAGACAGAAGCAAGGAAAGCACGCCAAACCCTGCTGCATGACTTAACTTATGTATTTGATGTGGGTGCGCCATGACTATCAGTGAGCTATGTCGTGAGCTATCACGCATCCAATTTAGCACCGCTCACGCCAAAGAGCGAGCGTCACGGGTCATCCAGCAGCTGCAGATTTATGATAGCAGTGTCCAAAGCGGTGGCGATATTAACTTTGTAGCGTTGCTGGATGCTATAGCTGGCATGGTATGGTTGCTTGAACATGTTAGGCGCATCAATGATAGGCAAGTATTGCCGGCACAACGACTACTATTAGCCGAAAGCCACGCCACCTGTGTCCAGCTACACCAAACACAATCGAGTATTTAGGGGTATATATGTTAATCAGACAAAACACACCGCCAAAATCACCCACTACACTGACAAATGAACAGGTCGAAGCGTGGATGCGTGCCAATCCTGACCGTGTGCAGAGATTGGATAATACCGCCTACGACCACAGCGTCGTCAAGCAAATCAAAGTCAAAGACACGGAGCGTAAACAGGTCAAGCCACTGGACAACAAAACCATCCAGCAGGCGCTGACCAAGGATCAGCGTAAGGCACAAAAAGTGGAGATCAGCTTTGGCAAAAAATCCAAACAGCCTGCCAAGCCGACTGTTGCCAAGCCAAAGAATACAGAGTGCAAAGTGCCGAAGAGGCCCAACCGCCTATCAGCACTGGCAAAACGACGGCTTGACTGGTTGAACTATCTGCAGTTTACGGGGTGGCCAATGACAAGCCGAGAAGTCCGAGCGATGTTTGGTATCACCAACCCGAGATTTACCGCTGATCGTATCAATCAAGATGGTGACTATATCAGCATCAGCAAAGAGATTTATAAAAATCGAAAAACTTTAGTATTTAGAGCGGTTAAAGATGAAGCTGGAGTTAAGTCATGAGTTGTGATTGTTTGAGCACCGTGCCAAAGAATATTATTGCCAACAGAAAAGCCCAAGGCATTGAGATTGTTGGCACGCCACACATTGAATTTAAAAACTATTTCAAGGGTGATTTTTATTATGACGCGGTGGCCATTGATGTCAGATATAGCGTGACATATCTTAAACGAAATGGCGAGCTTGGCACCAAGAAAGTCAAAAGACCGCTTATCCCCAGATATTGCCCATTTTGTGGCACAAAATACATCCCAGATGATCGAGGCTAGAAAATGACAATCCGTGAAATCTTAGAACAATACCCGCTTGGCTTGACCATCCAGCAACTGCACCTAAAAAGCGGTATCGCAGTCAAAGAGATTAAGCAATCATTAAAAAAATTACCCGTTGTCGTGGATGGTGAACACTATATCTTGTACGACAGCCCAGCAAGCAAGGAGCAAGTTATGGCACAAATCAGCACCGAAAAACCAGCCGATCCCGCACCAACAGCACCAATGGCGAAACGACGCCATAGACCATTTCGCATCAACCCAACGCTTGGCTATCAAGTCGTGGGCGATAAGATCAAGATATTTTTGGAGCGTCGAGCGTGTAGCCGCACACTAACACTGAGCAAAGACGACCTACGAGATTTGATTCAAGCGGTGGAGAAAACAGATGAACGGCTATAAAAAAGGTGAGATTTGGGTAAAGATGAAAACTGGCGAAGAAGTGATGCTTGTGCGCACTGTGGATAATTATGTTTATTGCCACGACAAAAAAGACAATCACATAAAGTTGATGACATCTGAACAATTTTTGGATGCCTACGTACCAAAATCCCTAGTCAAGACTGCCACAAAGCCAAGATTGTTAGCTTGGGATGCCGCCACCAGTGAGCTGCTGAAAACGGCGATTGTGATGCTGTGTATCTCGTTGCTCGTGATGGCAAATGTAGCTTTGTTTAGATTTTTGGCGGGTTAGGAGAACGAAGAATGACACCCAAACGCAAAAAACAGATAATCAAGCGACGCCAAGCTAAGTGTGCATCGCATCCAGCGCGGCTCGAGTATGAGATGCGGCTGAAAGAAGAATTGGGGCTTGAGTATATGGGCTATATGCGGGTGCCAATCATCTGCTACACATGGGAAGATTATAAACGGCGGATGAGTTATTTTGGGGATTGGAACCCCGACATGGAAAAACTACAGCGTCATCAGCTGCGTAAATATCACATTACCCTGCATCTACGCCCCAAGCGAATGGGCGGAGGCCTGAGCAGAAATGGCTTTGAGAATGCCAATATGACAAAGCAACTGACCTGCTATCCCCGTGAAGTCGGCAACGAAGTCAAAAAATTGGTGCAAATCCTATGCATCGAGCACGATGTCGAAGTCAATGAGCTAACCAGCTTTGCAGTAATACGGAGCTAATTATGCAATCACAAACGATAGATAACATCATCAGCCAACGGTTTGTCCATTGTGTCGTACAAGTGCATCTGATCCGCAAATTTTGGTTTGATGTGTTTTGGCTGCAACGCCACGCCAAATCAGCTAAAAGCGGTCTGTATGATTGTTTAAAGCAGTTCCTGAATGGTAAATACCGAATTATAGGATTGAAAAAATGAATGAATTATCTTCAAAAATTATGGAGCTTGGCAAGCCAAGATATCGCAAAGACAGTCGTGGCGCTTATTTTTATCGGGATTGCCTTGTGATAGGTTGGTCGCAAAAGCCCCAAAAGACAGTGTTAATCGCATCAACGCTCAAGGAAATCTTGGCGTACCGTGTTGGTGATGTGGTGTATGTGTAAGGAGGTTGATATGAGAGAGTTTAAGGCTGGGGATAAGGTCTATTTCCCGAAGAAATCTAACAAAGTTTTACTACTGGAAAAAAATGAAATTGTTTATAAGGTCTACCCATTTGAAGTGTGTGATACTGTTTTTACCGTTGACGGTAAATACAATACTCGAGATGCGTTACCGCTTATATTTCACGCTACAGAAGAAAACCACGAACTGCTTGAAAAATTATACGGTGTTGAATTTGAAGCACCGCCTGTTAAGCCGACAAGTATAGAGATTGTACAGGCACTGTTAGCTAGAGGAGATAAATACATACCGTGTTGGGTGAGTGGCTCACGAGAAAACCCAAACCGTCACGACTCATGGGTATACATCTACACAATATCCAAAAATCGTTTTATCGATGAAAGCGGTAGAACATGGCAATACGCAACACCATTTGACCACACTGCAGGCGAAGCAATCACGGAGCTGCCAGAATGACACCATCAATTAACACAGTAACAATGGAAGTCGAAGTACATAGCCGAGATGAAGCCTTAAAGACCGCCCAACAGGTCAATGAGAATTTTTTCAACGGTGCTAAAACCTACATCCATACCGAATGTTTGTCATGGAATGAATGGCTTGTGATTTTAGCTGACAACATAGATGATGCAATACAAGCCAAAGAAAAATATTTTGCAGATTATGAGGATTGAACAATGACACACCCAGTACATAGCCCACGACACTACACCAGCCATCCAAGCGGTATCGAGTGTATCGACATTACCCGCCATATGAATTTTAACCTAGGCAATGCGGTCAAATATCTATGGCGCAACGGTCTCAAAGACGGTCAGCCAGCTATCCAAGACCTGCAAAAAGCGATCTGGTATATCCAAGATGAGATTGACAGAATGGAGCGTGTCACCGTCCAACAGCGTATCAATGAGATTGTTTATGATATTGATAACTATCTGGCCGACGAAAGTAAGGCGGATAAAATGCTGTTTTTGGACACGGAGACGACGGGACTGGGTGACAAGGCGCAAGTCATACAATTAGCCATCATCGACGAAGACGGGGACACGATTGTCAACACCCTGCTGGACACTGATTCGCTAATTACCCCAGAAGCCTACCGAGTGCACCGCATCAGCAAAGAGCACATCAAGGGCTATCCACATTTTAGGCATATCGCCAGCATGGTTAATAATCTGCTAAATGGTCGTTATGTCGGGATGTATAATGCCGAGTTTGATATGCGTATGCTGCGCCAATCAGGCGGCATGGGCTTTAAAGGTGCAATACCTGTTTGCGTGATGCAAAAAGCCAAAGAGCATTTTGGCGAAGAAAAATGGTTAAGCCTAGCAGATGCGTGCAAACGACTAGATATTGAGCTTGATAACGCCCATGATGCCTTTGCCGATGCATGGGCAACGGCTGAAGTTTATGAAAGAATTGTGGGGTGATGATGGACGAACTAACCGCTGTATTGGCTGA